AGCAATGGATTAACTGGCGGTGATGACGATTACAATGGTAGGTTTATTGCTATTAGTGATGCTGGCACGGCAGATGCAGAATACAGAAGAGTTACAGATTATGTTTCTAGCACTACAACTTTATCGCTTCAAACTGCTTTATCTTTTACCCCAACTACAACAGACACTTATGAGCTATGGGATGAACGCATGCCACCAGAGCGTGTTAATACTTTAATTAATGATGCAATAGAAGAAGTATCGCAAACATTTTTAGTTCCTGATCAAGACGAATCATTGTTTGGTTCTAATAAACAAAGAACTTATACAGTGCCAAGCAATATTAAATTATTAAGCAACGTAAAAGTTAGAAACAAAGTAACACACAAATTACTTAACCATGCCAATTCAGACGACTGGACAGCTGGCACTTCTGGTCCTGCATTAACAACTGTATCAAAAGATACTAACGAATATAGACAAGGCGGAGCATCACTTAATTTATTAAACTCAAGCTCCAGTATTGCAGATGGTACAGTCCTAGCTTATAAAAATTTATCAGGAGCAGTTGACATAAGTCACACTGATAAAGTTGAATTTTGGGTAAAAAGTTCTACGGCATTGTCAGCTGGGAGTTTGGAACTAGAATTAAGAGAAACAAATAACTCTGGAACATTAAGAGAAACGCTTTCTTTACCTGCATTATCAGCTAATACATGGACAAGATGCAACATTGACCTTACTAATCCATGGTTAGATACGGCTATAAAGTCATTACAATTCGTTTCTAACCACGCTACAGAGTTAGATAGTGCTGAGATATGGGTAAACCGAATACAAGCCATAGCATCAAATACAGAAGAGTTTGAAGATATGGGTAGGCCCGGATGGTTGTGGCGTGTAAACAGAGAAGATCAGACAATTAACTTTTCACCAGAAGGTAGAGCAAAAATATCTAATCAAAAAATAAAACTTATAGGATTTGATACACCTGCAAAACTTTCTACCGATAGTGCAACATGCGAAATAGATGCAACTACTGTAGAGTTTTTAGCTGCTGCAAGATTATTGCAAGCTATGTCAGGGGGTAGACTAACTGATGTTGACGAATCTAGAACACTGGCAAACCAATATAGATTATTAGCGGCTGACAGGATGTCAAGAGAACCAACTTATTATGGAGTTGAAACAAAATAATGGCATCGGTAGTAGATAAAAATGAAATACTGCTAAACAATGTTAGATACCCAGTCAGTCAACCACCAAGAAAAGTTTTAACATCATTGTTTGCACCAAAGATTACTGTAGGTGACACAAGCCCACAAGCACAACAACATGTTTCTACAATAGCATTTGATGACTTTAGGGGCGGTATTGGTATAGAAAGAGGTATTGACAGCAGTACAGCAGATAGGTGCTGGTTTAGTGATCTAACATTAAGGTTTAAAGACCATTTAATACTAGGCCCACTAAGCAATGAATTGTCGCCACCTTCTGGAACAGGAAACATTACAACAATACATGATTATAACAACCAGTTATTTATTACGTTTGGGTCTGCTTTGTATGAATTAAAAGCAGGGTTAACTTATGACAGTATATCAACATTAGCTGGCTCACCAACTGATGTAACTACATTTAGGATTAGTGGAACACTATTTATTTTTTGGGCTGCTAATGCTGATGGGTATTCGTATTCTAACAACGGAACTTCTACAACTAATTCAGATGCTTTTACACCAAAGTTTTTAGCGGTGTGGAACGACAGATTATACGGAATATCTGAAGCAGGGTTGCTAGCATATTCTGCTAACGGAACATCATGGACAAATGATGCTCAACTTAATTTGCCTGATAACAGCGTAACTGATTTATTCGTTGGTAGAGATGTGGCAGGTAATCCAATACTATACGCTAATACTAAACAAGGACTATTTGTACATGACAATACAAACACTAAATTTTTAGAAAGCGAAGTAACTTTTCCTTTTCACCCTTTAGGTGGTCAAGGTACAGTAAAGTGGCGGGATGCAATATATTTTCCTGTAGGGCTAGGTGTTTACAAGTATAAAGTTGCAGACACAAGTACACTTACAGTAGTAGGGCCTGACAGAGACCATGGATTACCAATTGATAAGCGTGGCAATATTAGAAAACTTGTTGGCACTCATAATGATTTAGTTGCTTTGTGTGATGGCACATCTGGTAGCGAAGGGTTACTATTTGCTGGTGGAGCTAATGGTTCTGATGGTGGTTTTATAGGTTCAGATGTAATTGAAAACACTGGTACAAGCACAGTTTTAGCTTTTAACGAATTAGGTTATCAAGTGCTGTGGTCTGGTACATCATCAGAAGAAGTTGTAACAGAAGCTTTTGTTTCTACTGCACTAAGATCAAGCGAAAATGACCCAGAGTATAGGCTATGGTTTTCTGCTGGTAACAAACTGTACTACCAAACATTAAGCAAAGATATTATAAACCCTGACCAAACAACATCATTTGAGTTTGCAGAAACTGGTACTATACAATTACCTAACTTTGATGCTGATGACATAACGTCTGACAAGTTAGCTATAAAATTAAAAATAGAAACTCAAGGTTGTACTTCTACAGAAACTATTACGCCATTTTTTTCTATTGATGATGCAACAGCTAGTGACGGAACAATAAGCTACACTAGGTTTACAGACTCATCAGGTAGCAATATTTCTATTACTTCTGATGGCGTAACAGAATTAGATTTTTTTGATTCTAGCAATGATCCTGTAGGTAAAACATTTAAATCAATAAGGTTTAAAATGGACTATGCACGTGGTACCACTAAAACTGTAAGCCCTGCAATAACAAGAATGGAGTTTAGTTTTAGAAGAAAACTAGAACCTAAGTTTGGTTTTCAAGTAACAGTAAACTTGATGATGCCAAAAGGCAGAAAAACTTACAAAGGTAAAACAGCTTCTCAGCTACAAGATAATTTAACAACAGCAATAAACTCTAATGAATTAGTTGAATTTACTTATAAAGATAGCGATACGTCAAGAACTTATTACGTTGATGTAGCACAAGTTTCAGGTTTAGAATTAACAGGAACAGACGAAAGGTTTAATAAACAAATAACATTATTGCAGGTATAAAATGACTACAAGAGATTTTAATATAGCTCAGCCAAGAGAAAAACAAATACTGCAACCGCCTGCTGATTTTCCGGGTTCTTATCCTGAATACATTACATTTGTTTCTTTATTAAGGTTAGGCAAGAGACCAGATGTTGATTTTATTTACCAGTCACGTCAAATGGGTGGCAG